GCCTTGTCAAACACTTCTTGACTATCTAACTAAATTAAATTAAAGTTCACTTTCACTTACAAGGAAATAACTATGGATATCAAAAGATCAATCGAACATTTCATGTATGAACTACGCTTGAACCAGAATCAGCTTGCTATTAAAGCAGGGATGGACGTTTCTACCCTTAGCCTTATTAGAAATCAGCGCAGATCACCTAACTTGGACTCATTAAATAAGCTCGCTACTGCTTGTGAAGTTAAAGTAAGCGAATTTATCGCGGCTGGTGAGTAATGAATAAAGGATACTACGCAATTATTCCTGCCGATGTACGTTATGACGTACGTTTAACGCCTAATGCCAAACTTTTGTATGGTGAGATCACCGCTTTATGCAATGAGAAAGGGTTTTGTTGGGCAATGAATGGTTACTTTGCAGATTTATACTCAGTAAGCAAGGTGTCAGTTAGTAAATGGGTTGGTAGCTTGCGTGATTGCGGGTATATAGAGTGCGAAGTGCAGTACAAAGAAGGTACTAAACAGATAACTAATCGCCACATAAAACTCTCTACCCCTATTAAAGAAATCTTGGGTACCCCCATAAAGAAATCTTTAATACCCTCACAAAGAAAAGTTAAAGACCCTATTAAAGAAAAGTTTAAAGATAATACTACAGTTAATAATACAGTTAATAATACAATTAATATGGGGGAAACAAGTTCCCCAAAAAAAGAAATCAAACCTAAAGGTAAGCATTTTGTTGAGCCTACACTGGATGATGTTATTGATTACTGCAATTTAAATTCGTATCAGTGTGAACCTAAAGCCTTTGTTGACCACCATTCAGCAAGAGGTTGGGTCTTAAGCAATGGAAAGAAAATGGTCAAGTGGCAGTCAGCGCTGTCAACTTGGGAGCGTAATCACAAAAAATATGAGGCAAAAAATGGACTTAAACAAAATAACGTCAATAAAAGATCTGAATACGCTAGTAACATCAGGGACTACAACAAGGCAATGCGCGACTTTTAGTGATAATGACAAAGATACGATAAATTATTTTTTTATGCGATTACAAAATGTTTACGGAACTGTAAAGATTCAAACCCAATGGCCTGATGTTGAAGATTTAAAAATGGCAAGGCGAGAATTTGGAAAGGTTATTGCTAAATTTGACAGGGAAAAGATTGATAATGCTTTTGATCTGGTACACAAAGAAAGAAGATCAGGTAACAAGCGTTTTGATTGGCCTGACATTGACGCTATTATTGGCTTGTTAACCAATGAAGGGGTGTTTACTGGGTCTGCTGGCATGTTGGCGCACAAGATATATGAGCCAGAAAATTTGTTAGCGCATGGAACGAAGCAAGAGAGAAAGGAAATAGCTTTAGACGAGCTATCAAAATTAAAAGATATGTTTAAATAAGGAAATACAAAATGACAAGTGATAGAAGAACAATATTAATTGAGTACAGAGGCACAAACCCTAAGTTAGTTTCTGGTCATATTTATAATAGAAACGACATAGCAAAAGCGTTTGGCATATCACGAACAACGGTTGCCAACAAACTCAAAGGCAAGACAATAATGGTCGATAATGACTTGATTTTATTGCAACCACAAAAATACCACAAAAAATCAGTGCCGGAAAAGTTAATGACTTATATGGGCGAAGAAACAAATGGGTTTAAGACTTATAAAAAATACACGTACAAAGAAATATCAGCATTGTCTGGAATTAAAATCAATAATTTAAACAAACGTATTGGAACTGATCTTGTTTTTGGTGCAAAACAAATAAGAAGCAAAGCTATTAACCAATTAGTAAAAACAGACGGACACCGCGTAACTCAATTTGACTCTTACGCAGAAGTAATCAGCGCTAATTGGCTAAAGAGGAGTATTTTAAATGCCTGAAGGTTATACAGTAAACAGTGACTCGCGCTTGGAAAGCTATGTTAAGTTTGCAACTGAACTATACGAAAAAAAGAAGTACGTCACGTTCAATTACAAGCTAGGCAAGCCAAGAACCATAAAACAGAATGATGCTATCTGGGCTTTCTGTAAAGACATAGCAGAAAAGTGCAACAATGCAGGGTTTGAAATGCAAACTACTAGCCCACTGTTAAAGAATCCAATAGAAACTCCTTGGACTTCTCGCAGTGTCATGGATAAATTGTGGATGGCAGTACAAAAAGCAATGTATCCTAACAAACCAGAAAGCAGTAGCGAGTTAGATACTTGGGAAGTAGCACCTGTAGCTGAAACTTTAACAAGACATTTAGGTGAGACTCATGGCATTGGTGTATTGTTTGCCAAGCAAGCTATGGACAAGGGTGTCTAGGATGCTGTTTAAAGGCATTCTAAGGGCTATTTCAGAGCGTTTAACGAAAATTATGATATACCCTACATGGTATGGTAAAATAAAAAATAATGGAGGTTTAAATGTTGTTTTTCCCAACACAAAAACAAGACGCTGAAGCTAGGCAAGAATCATCTGGGTCAGCATTTAATAGTAAAACCATTCTTAAAAGTGGAACTGGTCAATATGTGGGTAATTTAGCTGAAATAATTTTTCGAGATTATTTAAATGAATTGATGTTAGAGCATGATTATACAGCAAAGACTTCTTATCATTATGACTTTAAGGTTGGTGATGCAACGTTAGATATTAAAGCCAAACAAAGAACTGTTAAATGTCAGCGTGATTATGATACTCATGTCGCCTTGTACCAAAAGAAAAGTCCCTGCCATTACTATGTGTTTAGTAGTGTGCTAATCCCAAAAGGGGAAACGCAAGCAAAGAGTGTCGAGTTTATGGGCTGGCACAGAAAAAAAGATTATTGGGACGAATGCGAAATAAAGCTAAAAGGACAAAATAGTAATGGTTTAAATGAACGTGAAGATGTAGGCAAAATGAAGTACCACCAAATGCTACCTATGTCTGATCTTTTTTTGGGATTAGAAACTCATTTATATGAAAAGGCTTTTATTTAAAATGGAGAGTATTTATGGCCGTAACACTGCGTTCTAAATGTTTAACTGCGATACAAAAGTTAGCACGAATATCAGCCGCAGATGAATATGGCATGGTTGAATGTGTTTCTTGTGATAAGAGAATGCACTGGAAGGAGTGTGACGGTGGTCACTACATAGCCAAAGGTAGCTCGTCTTACTGGGCACTTGAGATGGAGTGCGTACACCCCCAGTGCAAAGGATGTAACGGTTTCGGTATGAAGCATGGCAGTGCAGAAGGTCAGTACACGCTATGGATGATTGATATGTACGGTGAAGACTTTGTTAGAGAAATGCATAGAGACAAGCGCAAGATCAAAAAGTTATACACTGCTGACTACAGAGAAATGCTAAAAGAGTTCAATGACTTAATTAAATACCATGAGGAGAGACTACAATGAATAGAACAGAATACAAAACATACGTAATGAACATCTACTCAAAGATACATGAATACGCAGAAAGCGAAGAAATTTTTGAAAAACGTACAGATGATTTTTATGAAGCAATAGGTGCGTCTTTTGCTGGTCACTCACAACTTGCAAGAATCTTATTAGATGAATTATCCATCAGCATTGATACTAATTCGGAAGATAAAACTAAACATTAATAGGTGACTATTATGACTGGATATTTACAGGAGCTAAGAGCAAGAGCAATTAAATTTGGAATGAGTGAAATCCCTGCCAAGATGGATTCTATTGTTGAGTCAGTTATCTACGGCCACGCACTCCCTGCTTATGCTAGAGAAGAATTAGATTTAATCTGGCTAGAGGTAGAGGCAGAAGAAGAGGCTTGGTTAGAACCACCAACAGAAGAAGAATTAAAGTTGCTCCACCCTAACTTTGATGTATAATAGCTGGGTGATGATCTCCTTGGTCAAAACATCTTGATAGGGTTGCGCTAACAACTTCTATCAAACTAAAAGTTTAAATTGTTATTCTGTATTACCTCTGTTGTTTTGCCCTTTCGGGGGCTTTTTTTGTTATAATACAGCTATGAAAGATAAGAGCTTATTAAAACGAATTGGTGTCTCTGGTTACAATAAACCAAAACGCACACCTAGCCACCCAACAAAATCTCACGTTGTTGTTGCCAAGTCTGGCGATCAAGTTAAAACTATCCGGTATGGTCAACAAGGCGTATCAGGTGCAGGGTCTAATCCCACTACTGAAAAGCAGAAGGCTAGACGCAAATCATTCAAGGCTCGTCATGCTAAAAACATTGCCAAAGGTAAGATGTCTGCGGCATACTGGGCTAATAAATCAAAATGGTAGGAGAATAGAATGCCACAAGGTAAAGGTACATACGGTAGTAAAGCTGGTCGGCCAAAGAAAACCCATGTCATGCCAGATGGTAGCGTTATGAAAGGCGCTAAACATAAAGGCAAGAAAAAATCTATGTTGAAGAAATAGTGAAAGGTTTATACGCTAACATACACGCTAAGAAGAAAAGAATAGCGGCTGGCTCTGGTGAGAAAATGCGTAAGGTTGGGTCTAAAGGCGCACCTACAGCTAAAGCATTTAAGCAATCAAAGAAGACTGCTAAGAGTTTGCTTAGTCAGTAGTAACCAAGTATAATATCCACAGTTGGTGGGGTTTCTTCGAGGTACTTCCACTCAACGAAAAAGTTCTAAGCGTCCTCCTGTTCAAGCAGTTGGACGTTTTTTTTCGTCTATTCGTTTTGCTTATAATTTATCAGTAGCTCCAGACAACAGGCATTCCCTTTCTAATGTCTACATGGATAAAGCTTTTAGCCACACCTATGCCATTAAATCCCATTGACTGCGCGTGTTTAATGATCTGGTAGGCTTCATTTCCGTTATTGATTCGTATGTCACTAGCAATTCCTCTAGCATGGGTTCCTGCTTTTGCCTTTCTTGCCTCAATGCTATGGCTTGGATCCCTGTAACCACTGGTAATTATGAATGGGAAGCCACAGACATGCCTAAGATCATCCAGTTTCTCAAGGAACTCTTCTGACATTTCATTGTTGCCTGTTTCCTGACAATCAAAGTCTGACAGTTTAAAGTATCTCATTTACCTATACCTTTAGATCGTTCAAATGATCGCATACCACCAAGTCCTAATAGACCCATAAGAACAGGCATCATTACAGAGGTGTCTGCTTGAGGAATAACCACACTAAATCCTGCGGCTATGGGAGATACTAAGAAGTTGACTGCGAATCCAAGGACACAAACCCAGCCAGTTGCTGGTCGCCAAGAACTTTGGAACCAGTTTCCTTTAGCTTCTGCGGTGTTGAGTTTAATCTGAGCGACTGCGAGTTCCTGCGCGTGGCGTTCTGACATCGTTGCAAGTTCAAATGCAATCTCCTGCTTGGTGTCGGCATCGGGTATCCATTTATCCAGTAGACCAGTAATAGGGGCAATCAAAGACTCTAACATCAAGCTAACCTTTCAATTAGAAACAATCCAATGATGAGTGGGTACATTCCCCACAACATCATCTCAGACTTTTTAAATCTTTCCGAACCGTCATCAAGGCGTTCTTCAATGTTCTTCATTCTTACAGCGCACTCTCTTTCATGCGCCTCTAGCTTTAACAGAGCCTCTTTAACAGTAGCCATTTTTGTTCATCCTTGAATATTATTGTTTAGCTTTACCGCCTAGAAAAGCAAATTGCTCTAAGATTTTATACGCTTTAGCTACAAACGCATCGTCTTTGGGGGTGTCAGTATAGTTACAGATAACACTAGCTATGGTTACTACAGACGTAGCAAGTACATATAAATCAATTAAGTATTCCATTGTATACTCCAATGTATATTGTAGTGTATATTATTTAAACAGGAGATCGCCAATTGCCACCGATACGCAAGACAATGCTAGAGGTAGCACCAAACTGACCTGCTTTGCATCCTGCACGATAATACATATTGGGTTCTGGCTCAAAGCCTACAAACTCACCATTAGCAGTAAAGGTATCTACGTCTACCCATGAAGATCCATCAGTGCTTCGCTGAACAGTAATGATTGCACTGTTAGCAAACGTACCAGAGACAGAGAAGTTAAAGTTTCCGTCAAAGAATACTGTATCAGTAAAAGTGTTTTCCGCAGTA